GTAGACCAAATGCCATCACCTCGCCAAAACGTAGATGCAGAGGCAGATGTTCCTGAGTTGAGATTGGTGACCGGAAGATTCCCTGTTACTCCCGTCGTCAGTGGTAGACCAGTTGCATTCGTGAGGATACCACTGGCGGGGGTGCCCAACGCGGGCGTGACCATAACTGGACTTTGGAGCGTACCTACTGTGGTCAGCGACGAGGCGGTGACTCCGCTCGCCAGCGTTGCTCCAGTCAGTGTGCCAGCAGGAGCGACCACAGCAGCAGTCGTGATCGAAGTGGTCAGCCCTTTGGCGTTAATTGTTACGACAGGAATCGCAGTCGAGCTGCCAGACGTGCCCGCTGTCGCGACGGTGGCGAGCGTGCCAGCCGCCGTTACGTTGGCGCTTCCATCAAAGGTCGGAGACGTGTAGGCCAGATCGCCGGTGATCGCAATCGTGCGACCCGTGGCAAGGACCGTAGTGCTTCCGCTTGATCCCGTCACGCTGCCCGTGATCGGCGCGGTGACGGTGAGCGAAGCGAGAGTGCCGACGCTTGTAATGGATGATCCTGTTACGTTGCTAGCCAGGGTAGTCCCGGTAAGAGCCGAGGCGGGAATTGTGCAGCTCGTCAGGGTGCCACTGGCCGGAGTGCCAAGGATGGCTCCATTGCCAAGCGTGGCTACGCCGGTGACGGCAAGAGTTCCAGAGAACGTCCCCGTCGTGGCTGCTACAGATGACGGCGTCGTAGCCCCAAGTGGCTGCGGCGTTGCAAAAAGTTGCGTCAGCGTTGTCTTGCGCAGGGCGATGTCAGCAGCACTGTGAAGCAGCAGCGTGTCCGCAGCTAGCGGCACAGTTTTTGCGGTCTGGTCGGTTACGGCGCCAGCTAGGAGAATGGCTGCGTCTGCCAGAGCGTTGAGGTTAATCGCCGTGACCTGATCGCCGGTAATGTAGGTAGTGCCTTTTTGAATCTGAGCCATAATTTAGGGGAGTGAACCAATTTGGAAATCAATTTGTCATTCGACACTTTTGCGGGCGTTGGCCTCGAGGAGAAGCTGTTGATTTCTTTAAGCTAATCGGTGAATGGTGAGCCAATCACGCGAGCGGCGCCGCTGTTCTGAATAAATTTAGCGGCCTGGGCGGTCTGCCGGCTGACCATCTCTCGGTAGCCCGAGGCGAGCACATGACCATTGGTCGCGCTCGGGGTGCTGTTGTCAAAAGTGACGAAGACCGAGTTGTTTTTGACCTCAAGCAAAACGTAGTGGGTCTGTAAATTATAGACAGCCAAGGATACGGCGCTGGTACTGACGACGATCTCTTGAAGCGTCTGAGGTGAGTGCGGCTTCGGGTAGAGGTTGATGGCTTTGGTGAGTTGCATATATTTGAATTAATAACCGAAAAAGTTTATTCTGCGGACTTGGCCTTGGGTGGTGAGAATTCGCTCGACTTCTTTTTCCCGAGTCTGCTCGGCCTCGGTTTCAGCAATGACCGCCTGATCAAATTGACCCTCGGCGCGGAGGTAGTCGGAGAGAGTTGCGCGGGCGACATAGTCTCCCAAAAAGTAAGGAATCTCGACCAGCGACCAGTTGGCGACGTTGGAGGCAGGCGATTGATTTGCGGACGTGGCGATAATGCACTCGTACAGGTTGCCGGCGGGCTGCTTGCCGGCCCCGGGCGTGAAGGATCCTGTGTTGCTGCTGGTGTCAAAGTAGGCTTGAGCGCCCACAGAGTAGGCCACGGTTGAACTCCATGCGTCGCCGTAGAGTTCTGGATTTACGATTCGGTACTCCACAAAAACAGGCGTCGAATTCTGCATGAGGTTGAGGTAGTCATGCGTGCCGTTGTTGTACAAAAAGTATTTCAGAACTTTGGCGCGAGTTGTGAGCCGAGGATCCTTGTCGTAAACATTGAGCACCTCGCCCACATCGGTGCCGAGCTGTACGGTGCGGATGCCTTGAGCATCGACAACTACGGTGTCGCCGGGGTACGCCGTGACGCGGATCAGATCTGGCCACACGTCTGACTGCCATATGCTATCGATCCGACTGTTCGCAAAATCACGAAACTGCGCGAACATTTGCGCGGTGATACTTGACCGATCCAGTCCTGCGAGTTGGAGGTATCGATAGAAGACGGTGCTGAGTTCGATTAAGCGCATTTGCCAAATTGATCGAGAATAACTTTACTGCCATCGCTGGTTGATTTGCCGTAACCAACCTGCAATTTAGTCGCGCCACCTTTGGTCTCGAGACCAGGGTTGTCGCGCAAAAAGTTTTTGATGAATCCATCATTTCTCCAGCACTCGTAGCCTAGCTTGTGCCCCCAGAAATGAAAAGAGGAAGCAGGAATTCGGGCGCGTAGACGGCCTAGACCGTTTACGCCCCGATGGTAATTTTGATTGAGTGCCGAGGTCTTTTTGGCCTCGATAACACTCAACACCTTTTCCTTGTGCCAGCCCCGACGAAACTCGGCCAGCAGAGGCTTGTAGAGATCGTCGGGGACGGCAGCGATCATTAGCTCGAGAAGTCGAACTTACCGAACGCGAGCGGATTCTTAACAACGAGACCGGCGACGGCCTCGATCAACCGGGCTGGACCGCCGCCGTAGTCCGGCAGATCCTTGACCTCGGGGAGGCTGGAGTAGCGGATTTCGCAGAGGTCCGTCGGGATGACGTAGCCCTTGAAGACCGCGGGCATGAACGCATCTGGGTGGAGACGAATGCGACCAAAGTCGCCCTCGAACACGTCCACGCTCGACAAGAACGTGTCAGCATCGGCCTCACGGTTGAACGTGCGGATCGAGGCCGAGGTGTTGGCGTTGGCGTTCTGGCTGGTCGTGAAGAGCAGGTTGGTGAATGCGCGTTTGACGCTGGTGCCGACGATGCCGTCGTAGTCGCGGAACGTGCCGGTTTGGCCGTAGATGCTGGTGAGCAGACCCTGCACCATTGCCTCGTCGAGGGTCGTGGATGCAGCGGAACCACCAACGATGCTGGCGGTAGGAGTGCGGAACGCAGCGGGAACTGCTGGCACAGAGCCACCAGTCGTGCTGATCCAGACGCCCATAGCCTTGGTCAAATAAGGCACGGTGCCGTTATCCGCCTGGCCATCGCTGGCCGAGAGGAAGGTCGCTTCCATATCGCGTTTTAGTGCCGTGATGCCCTTTGCGACCATGCCAGCGAGTTCGTCCTTCAGACCGGCGACGATAGAGACATCGACGGAGAGAGGAGACACGCGGACTGGGCGGCGGAAGATCTGAACGTAGTTGGCCAGAATGGCGCGACCCGAGTTCAAATTTTGATAGTCTGCGGAGGTGACATCAGTGCCGTCCACGGTGCCAGTGATGGCAGTGGCTGGCATGTTGTCGGCCTGCCATTGCATGAATGTGTTGCCGGGCTTGGAACCCTTCGGGGCCATAGCCACGAAGGGAGTGTCCTTTGCGTCAACGAGTGAAATGTAGTCGGCGAGGTCTTCGCGTTTACCGATCTGGGAGCGTTCAAATAATTGAGCCATGTGAGTATTTTCCTGTTACAAAAATTGTTGCAGAAGAAGATCCTTCAGATTCGAGGTCGTGGCAGTCTTTCGGAATTTGGTTTCAGCATTTTTTGAGTCCCGCTCTTTGCCGGTGACGCTAGCTGGAGCCGAGGTTGAGCGAGTAGGTTGAACAGGTGCCTTCTTGAGTGGAGCCTTTGCAGCCCCTGCTTTCTGAGCAGCGTAGTTGTTCTCCCTTTGAGCTGCGCCGCGGATGTAGTCGCCGATCACCATCTTGTAGTCTGGGAATTTTCGCAGCTCAGGAAACGCGGTCAGCATGTTTTGTGCGACAGCATATTCTCGGCTGGTCCGATCCTTCCACCACTGGTATTCACTTTCGGCCATCGGGTCGATCTGGCTGCGAGTATTTACATACTTCAGTTGCTTCGGCAGATGTTCTTCAAGCGCGTCTAGGACGTTTAATTTAATGCGACGAATGTCATCAGATGAGTACTCGATCTCTTTCCCGACCTTGTCTTTGACCGTGGCACCATCCGCGTTCTCCTCGCACCAACGACGTACTTTTCGCGCTTCCGCGAATGCTGAATCTACCTCGACCTGCGACTGTAAGTGCAGGTAGGGGTTTTCGGGCGTAGACCGAATCGGAGCATCCTCGACTGAGGCGGCCTTTGTTTCGAGCTTAACCCTGAGATCAGCAATCTGGGCTTCCAACTGCGTCGCCTTCGCCTCGGCTTCCTTGCGGAGAGCGGTCAGCTTGTCGATACGCTTTTGGGCGCCCTTGGGCAGTCCCTCTTCAACCGCATCTGTTGACTGTTCAACTTCCGCGAACTTTGAAGTTTCTTCCACAGTTGTCTGTGAATTGACTTTGTCTTCGGTCGCCTCGGCATCTGCCGTGGATTCCTCGGACGTTGATTCCGCTTTTTTTCCAGGTGCTGGTGCCTGTGCCGGCTCGTCCGACAGTGATCGACGAAGCAAAGCAGCGAGCTTTTCTTCGTTAATCTTTCCGAGCTTTTCTGCCACGGAGGTTGTGAGAGGCTTATCCGCGCTCGTTCCGTTGTCCGAGGGTGCGGTCTCTTCTGTCTGGATTGCTGTATCAGGCATGGTGTTTTGTGACCGCCAAGAGGTCGTGCAGCGTTGCTCATCGGCGCCACGCAGAAAGCCGTTGACGCACGATTCCCGAAATTTGTTTCCGAGTCTAGTAGCCAGCCAACTTACACCAACTCTACCCACCTATTGATGGGATCAGAGATACCTTTTCTTGGCCTCGTCGCGCAGTTGATGCAGCGAAATCAACAAATCGTTAAGTGCCTCGGCCCTGCCAGCAGCGTGGATTCGGTACTCACCGAGGGTCTCGCGGTTGATGGCGGTCTCGACCTCGTCTTGGATGCAATCGCTGGTGTGGGCCAGGATTGCATCCCACAAGGGACTGGTGCCGGTGAACGCAAAGGACTCTAGTTGTTCTGGTTTCATTGAGTCGGCGGAGGTGTGGCCGCCGGCGTGACGCCGATCTTGCCGACCTGTTTATTCTGCTGCTGCTGCATTGAGAACTGCAAATTCTGCATGTACTTTTGCAGGAGCTGCTGGAATTGCTGGTCGGTTTTTGATGCCTGCTGTGCCTTCGGGTTGCTCTGCAAGACCTGCTGGGCGTACTGCAACTTGCTGCCGGCGGCAGGATCGTTTTCGACGTAGAGTGCCTCGTTGCCGAGCATCATCATGCCGATGTCGGTCTGCACGTCCTTGAACATTTTCTGTGATGCGCCCTGCTGGTCGGTGATCATGGTGCGAGCTGCATCTGGCGAGATAGCGGTCATAATGTCGGTGATGAGTTGGTTGCGGTCGATCACCCCGCCGGCGTCGAGCGGCACGACGAACTGCGAGATGGCCTGCAATTTTTTCATCACATACTCGTTGTCCATGTCGCGCACGTCGTACTTCAGAATAAAGTCGAACTGGCCGGCGATATCGCTGATATTTTGCGGCATTGGCGAGTTGACGATGCGCTGGATCTCTTCCGCTGGCATGTACTGGAGGCAGAGCTGGAAGGTCTGGGAGAACACCTTCGACCAGACGCCGAACCAGTTGTTGATCTCCTTCTGCATAATCACCTGCTGCTTGGCGGGCGGAACACTCGAGTGCAGCAAACCAAAGTAGTTGGCGTGCCGGCTCTCGACTTGGCCGATGACCGCCATCGCCTCGCTGATCGGGGAGCGTGGCGGATCCATGAATTGGTAGTCGTCGGCCTGCGTCACCGGCAACTGCACGCCGGGGCCGATCTTGTTGATCATGCCAATGCGTTTCTTGACGCGAATCGGAGGCAGCGTGGTGAACGCGGTGCGGTCGCGCATCGAGTCGTGCTGGGCCTTGATCTCCTCTTGGTCGGTCATCGACAGCTCTGGCACGCCTCGCGAGTCGCAGATGGCTCGGCGCAGACGCTCGCGCCGGTACTCGACGAACGGATACTCACCGTGCGCGTAGTCCAGCAGTTCGTGCTTGGCGTACATGTCCTGACCCAACTCGGGGCAGAAAACGGTGTAGTAGATCGCCGGCGAACCGTTGTCGCTGAGTTGGCGAGTGTAGGCGTGGACGATCTCAATGAGGTGATCGTTGCGCACCGTGCCGCCGACGCTCAGGGAGGTGGTGACCAAATTGGGATTGTTGTACCAGCTCTGCCGGCCTTGGGTAACTGCGGCCTTCTCGCAGAATTCTGCGCTCCAGCCTGCGTCCTTCTCCATCGCCTTCAGCTCGACCTCGGTGAAGTACTCGCGCCGAAAAATGACGCGGGCGCGTTGGAGGTCGATGGTCTCGGGCGGGAACGCCACCTCGTCAAAAGGTTTGAGAGCGGTGATTGAGGGCAAATTTTTCTGGATGTACTCCTCGTCGTACTCGCCGGTGCCGGTCTCGCGCAGGTCACGCACAAATTTTTTGGCGTCTCGAATCGAGAGATCTGGCAGGAACGTAGTGACAATATCCGCCGCCTGCTGCTCGGCCTCGGGATTCATGACAAGCATCGGCAACTGCGCGATGATGCTGGCGGGGTTCGTGGCAGAGGCTTGCTGCGAGAGCTGCATCACCTGCTGCATGGTGATCTTCTGTGACCGGATGGCGGTCTTCTGATCCCAAGCCACATGGACGACGGACCACCCGTACTGCTGGGTGTACTGGGCGAGCAGCTCGGCCTCGCGCTCGAGTTCGACCTTGAGCTTGTTCTGTCTGATCCACGTCATCAGCTCGCTAGCCGCTGCTGATATCCCGCCGTCCTTGATATCGACGCCAGAGATATTGAGCTGACCGCGGACAAAAGAGGTGGTCAAGTTGGCCACCAGCTCGTTGATGGTGGAATCGACGAGACGGATGCGGACGTCGGAGGCGCCCTCGAACGGGAACACCTGGTCGCCGTCTGGCCGAGTCGAGCTGTACTTTTTGCCGTCGTCGGTCATGCCCGACCACTTGCAGAATCGCACGGCGTCGTTGTTATCGACCCGGCTGACATTGTTGCCGGTGTACAGCGAGCGTTTGAACTCGTAGTTTAGGTAGTTGATGTCGGGCTTCTCGCTCGCGTTTACGAGCTGGTCGGTGGTAGGAGAACCGGGTACTTTTTTATAATCAAGACTCATGGTGAGATGTGGTTAGTAGGTTGTTTTGGGACAAAATTTGCGCCGATGTGCTCGAGTACTTCGTCTCGATAAAAGCGGTGCAGGCCGCCGAGGGTGCGATAGCAACGCAGCTTCTCGGTGTGCCTGAGCCGATCAAAATACTTTTCGTCGAGGCCAGTCAACTCGCTGGCCTGCTTCCTCGTGATCAAGATCGGATATTCTTTCATGTTAGTAGGAGCCGCCGCCGACTGCCGCAAAGCTGGTGTTGGAGTAGTGAGAGGGATCCATGACGGCTAGGTATCTGAGGCAGTCGATGGGATCCTTGGTTGCGCCCTTGTCGCCGTCTGTCCCGGTCCACTCGCGCATGGAAAAAATGAGATTCTGGCAGCGGTCGGAGATGAAGAGCTTCGGCTCATTCGCCCGATTGATTGGCATGTTCAAATTAAACGCCAGCCAGTCGTTAATTATGGTGACCCCCTCGTCCACTCGGAGGCCCGCCGCCGGCTCGAAAAACATCGGATCTGGATCGGAGTCGAGCAAGTCCATGAGACTGGTGCCGCCCTCCTTGCCGACCGCCTGCGTGCCGCCAGCCCGCGGGTCAATGTACCGAGCAAACATCAATTCTTTCTGCTCAAGATCCTTGATCAATTCCTTGTAGTCGTTGATGCCGCGCCCGGCACCGTTGCGCTGGCCGATCCCGAGCTTACCGTCCGCCTTCTCGCTCGGCAGCGCCCACTCGCCGACATTGATGTCGGGCCACTCCCGGTAAATAAAGCGCCGACCGTCTTCGTCCACCCGCATCCAGAGCATGAACCAATTCCGCGAACCAGCCGGATCCACGACCATGTAGTTGGTTCCCTCCTTGGGAATTTTTTCGTGCGCGACAATGTTGTGCTGGCCGAATTTCGGAAACTGAGAACCCTGCAAACTCTCGGCCCAGCCGTAGGCGCGGATCTTCAGCTCGTAGCTGCCGCGGCCATCCAGCGTGCTCTTCATCGTATTCCAGTCGGAGTACGGATTCAGATCGCTGTGAAACCAAATGCAGGCGCCGCGCTTGCCGTGGCACTTCGCGGTGTAGGGCATCGTGCCCTTGGGTAGACCCGGCACGTTGATCGTGTCGGGCAGCAGCTCGGCCTTCCGCGCCGTCATAAACGTCGATCCCGCCACGAATTCTTTCACGGTGGGAGAGTAGCCAGTGACCGGCGTGAACGTCAGCAGCAGCACTCCATTGCGAGTGACCAGCCGGTATCGGAGCGTCTCGACCCAGTCGAGCGGCACCAGCTCATCGCACCAGATCAGGTCGCACTCGCCGCCCTCAATGACCTTCTTGTCCTGGGCGTAATTCATAAAAAAGCACTGCGACTTGTTGGGCAGCACAAACGTGTTTTCCGAGAACCCATTCTTCTGGGTGTAGGCCACGTTGGTGATCTTTGTCTTCCGCGCCAGCTTGTACTCGGGCGGCATGTACTTCCACATCACGCCCTGCTGCATCTGAATCGACGACATGTTCGTCGTGTGCAGACACCACACCCGAGACTCAGGCCGAGCCACCAACAAATTGATGGCCCGCTTCGCCGCGTACTCGGTCTTGCCCGCTCGGTTGCCACCGGAGACCAGCAGCTCGCGGTGCTTCAGCAGCAGCTCGTCGGCGGTCTTCCAGTGCTTCGGCTCGTACCCATGCCGGTACGGATCCAATCTCTCGGCCACAATCTTGTCCTCGCGCAGTTGCAGCCGGCGTGCCGTCTCCTCGGCCCCGTGCTCGGACACCATGCGCCGAATATCCTCTATGCTCGGCGAGTGGAGCACCGGATGCGGCGCCGGAACATAGCCTGTGAGGAGATCAGCCATATCACCACTTCCCGGGGAACCGCGGCTGACGTGCAGCCATCAAAATATTGTCGTACCGACGCACCGGAATCACCATGTGCGACGCAAAATTAAGCGAATCCTTAACCCGGCAGATCATCTTCTTGCCCTCAAATTCCACATAAATCGCCTTCCGGTTCACGAACTTATTGGCCACCACCTTCGCCTCGTCCGCCGTCCACCAGGCCGGTCGCCCGTGCTCCAAAATCAACCCATTCTGCGGCAGTCTCGGAATGTCCGCATCCGCAAATCGGTGACCAGATCCCGCCTCCCGCGCTACAATCCGCACCGCCACCGGCGCAACCCCAGCCGGCTGCCGCCCCAGCAACGCCTCAAACGCAATCACCCCAGCCGGCGTGTACCACACCGCCCTTGGCCGACCCTCATACCCCCAGTGCAGATCCACGGTCAACCGCGCCCGCAATTTCTTCACCTCCACCCGGCTCATTCCCACCTGGTTGGCCAACTCTATCTCTCGAATTTGGTAGTTCATTTAGAAAAAGTATTCAGATCCGCATTACGCCCCAACTCCGCGTGCCACGTCTCGTCCGGCATCACCCGATACTCCTGCAACGTCGTCGGGTTGGCACGCACAAACGAGTCGTCCCTCCACAGGATCCGGTTATTCGGCTGCGCCGCAATCTGGCCCGAACCGTCCTCCAAGAGGAGGAGGTGGTAGCACTTGTGCTCCGGCGGATATTGCGAATACCCGTTGTCCGTGTGGTCGAGCGTGAACCAGTACGAGGCCGGCACCATAACCCCATCCCGCGTCCGGTACTCGCAC